CTACAAATGTTGTCGTTGCACACGCCGCGACAACATTTATTACAACTCTCGGTAATATTGGCTGCATCGCACATGTCGCACGGATCGTACACCCGATTACTAAAGGGTTGCTCTACCGACTCCAGACTGGTTCCATACCTATATATTATACTCATATCGGCTGTTCTGTTTTTTTTGTATACTATTGCAGTGATGGATCATATCATTTCAATTCTTCGCGACTTTGTTCTAGATAGACAGATCATCGGTGTCGGTTGGTTCAAACCGCGTCTTCAGAACGGGAAACTTGTCGATGTCCATGACGTGTCCCATGTACTTTGACGCAATGTCCTTCTTCTTCACAACATATCGCGAAAACTCCGGGCGGTGCAGTTGCGCTTCGGGCGTGTGTCGGTGTACGTGTCGCGCGATCATCTTGTACAGTTTAAACGACGGGTATCGCTCGTCTCCGTTTGATTTGTACAGCACATTGCGCCCCGTGTCGTCCATGCACCACTCCTTGATGATGCCCATCACGCGGTTATCTGGTTCAGACTCCATTTCGTCTTCGATGTCATCGTAGATCGAGCATGCCAGTCGACACAGATCAAAACTGAAGTTCGGGTCGATGCGCGGTTTGTCGGTGTTGTAGTAGGGTTCGGTGTTGTACTGCGTCGATGCGTCCGCTCCGGGTTTGAAACTATCGCTGCATATGACCATATCATTGTATGTGTAAATACTGCGCCCAAAATCGATGATCTTCGCAATGCGCCCAAATGTGGGTACCTTGTAGTACGAGTTTCCGAACTTGTAAAAGAGGAATGCCTTTTTAGTCTCGGTGAACATGATGTTACTGCTGTGCAGATCGTTATGTGTAAATGAAAACACCCTTTGGTAAGTGAGCAGTGTCATGATCACCTGCATGAAAATACTAAACCAGTGGTCGTCTGACAACTCGTCGCGACTCATGAGCGCGTCCAGCGTGTAATCCATTTTCTCCATGAATACCACCTCTACTGGAAACCTGGGAAGAGTGGCCAACACAATTGGTTCATCGTCGTCGGATCCCGACTCGTCGCTCCACTCGTCGCTTGTTCCTGACTCCGATTTTTCGCCATCGCCGTCAGAGGTACACGACGTGCGCGACGAGCAACTCGACGACGAATCGTCGTTGTCATCAATAACAATGTCGTCATCCCCGTCTATAATCGGAACGGTGTCGCCGATCCCGATTACCTCGAGATCGGTCGCTGCCAGATCGGCCAGCGATAGAACCGTGGTGGGAGCAACGTCCTCAGATACTTCGAAAAGACCGTCGTACGATACCTCCCCGATGTCCGATGCGGCATGTTCCACGTTGGTATCCATGCCGGTCGTCTCCGACGATTCCACTAGCGGTGCGATGGAGATGGGTGGCATGCGTCCGCTTCGCGCCGTTCCCGTTTCGAGAATGTCGTTGATGAATAACGAGTAGTCCTCCACCTGGAAGTCGACGTTTTTGTGCGTGTTGAAAAAGGAGGATCCGTGCAGGTACTCTAAATCATCGTAGATATTTACCGCCAGGTTTCGCTTCACTCCCATGAATGCGCCATAGTAGGGTACTCCGTGTACAAAGGTGGTCTGGTTTTGAAGAAGGGATGTAAATTGTGTGAACATTCCATCCACGTATGCGTTGTTGTTCACGTCGACCAGGCAAGGGCTGGACTCGCGTGCATCAGTGTACGTTGGCAGGTTGAATATATCATTATCATGAAAGGTCTTCCCCGTTAAAAACTTGTACGGGTCTGTCAATGGAATGATTTTACAAAACACCGATGTCGTCTGTGCGTGTTTGCCGTCCGCGCTACACAATTCGGCCTGATATGTCACTGGCGTCTCCTTCTTAATAATTCGGTTCACATGTAGTGGGCTGTGCATGTTCACACAATCGCAGTTCGTCGAGTTCATATCGAAAAACCTGGAGTATATGGGAATATAATTCTGGATGCATTCCATGTCCATGACACATTCTTCCTTAAGTTGGTTGAAAAGGTCAATGTTTCGTCGCTTGGTGTAGTTAACTCGGCAGAGAGTTTCGGCCCGAGAGTTCATTATCCACTAATAACATATATAACTGCTCGTATAAACGCTTTACTTACCGAGCGACCCCGAATACTGCGCGTTCGGTACAAACAATTAGAATAGACGCGGTATACTATATCTCAGTAGTACATGACGCTCGAGCTCAAAAAATTCAGCATGAAGTCCATTAGTTTTAAAGCAGACGAATCCAAAGGGCCTGTATGCGTTCTTATTGGCCGGAGAGACACGGGGAAGAGTTTTTTAGTTCGTGACCTGCTATATTACCACCAAGACATCCCCATCGGAGTTGTCATCGCCGGAACAGAGGAGGGTAACGGTTTCTACGGAAGGCTTGTACCGCGACTCTTCATCCACACGGAATATAGTTCGGGCATCATTGAAAATATACTTAAGCGACAAAAAGGTGTCCTAAAACAAATAAAAAAGGAGGTAGAAGCAAAGCGACGATCTACAATTGACCCGCGAACATTCGTTATACTGGATGATTGTCTCTACGACGCTTCATGGTCACGTGACAAACTGATGCGACTTCTCTTTATGAATGGTAGGCATTGGAAGATCATGTTAATTATAACGATGCAGTACCCGCTCGGTATCCCCCCTACGCTGCGTACCAACATCGATTTTGTGTTTATTCTGCGAGAGCCGTACATCGCGAACCGGAAGCGCATTTACGAGAACTATGCAGGTATGTTTCCCACGCTCGAGTCGTTCTGTCAGGTGATGGATCAGTGTACGGAGAACTACGAGTGCCTCGTGATCAACAACAACTCCAAGTCGAACAAGCTCAGCGACCAGGTGTTCTGGTACAAGGCCGATTCACATAACGACTTTCGTCTAGGATCGAAGGAGTTTTGGGATCTATCCAAGAACATGGGGTCGGACGACGAGGACGAGAAATATGACCCTGGAACGGCCAAAAAGCGCGGCGCAGGCCAGACCATAAACGTGAAAAAGAGTAAATGGTAACCAATAATACCATTGGTATAATCAATATGATATTGTGTATAACACACACCGTATCATATATTCGTTTGTGACGCTGATGCATCAAGTACTTGTCTATACGCCGCCAGACGAATTGGTCCCGCCACCGCCGCCAGACAGGTTTGTAACACTGGATAGTCCGCGGTCCGTATTTAGATCTGTGACCACGTTATCGCCGTCGAAAAGCTCTGACCGGATATCTCCCACCGACACCTCTTCCTTTGACCCGCCTAGTGCCGTTTCTTGACTACTGATACCGCCAATGGAGATGAGATTACCGTCTTCATCCACGTCCTGTGTAAGAGTCGTGTTGTGTAGCTCTGCCTTCTCCACGTTGTCACGAATAGCCTCCTTCTTGGTATCCTTTACACGCTTTTCGAATGCCATCTTGGCAAAGTCTTGGTTCTTCACCTTCTCCTGCATGAGTTTGTTCAGCTCGTCTTCTAAGTATTCTACGCGCCCTGTCTTGTAGGCATCGGGTTCCCATGGCATCCACATACCGATTGGTCCCACATAAACGTCGTGGTTGGGATCCATTTCGCGCAACATCTTACATCGAAGCTCTGCCTCATCGAGCGTTGGGTACACGCCGCGTACCTTTAGTCCCCGAACAGACGTTTGAAAATTGTGCGCTCGCAAAAACTCTGCATCGAGCTGTTCCTCCTTGGCATCCACAAAGTTTTTGTAATCCGAGTCCACTGTGGTTTCTTTCAACGTGTCAATCTCGTCTTTAGCAAACCCTTTGAAGTCCTCAATGAGTGTTTCTGTTGAAAGGTTATACTTGAACGCTAAGAAGTTCAAAAACTGATGATACTTCTCCATGGATTTGGATAAATCGTACTCCTTCAAAAACTTTTCGAAAAAGAAGAGGTTTTTACTCTTTAGTGTGCTTTCAGGGGATACAAACGACACGCAGGTAAATTTCTGGTTCGCGATTGGTTTGTCTTCGTCCAACACATCGACATATTTTGTATTTGTGGTTCCATCTGCCTGTAATTTTCTGGGAAAAGCGGTAGAGGTAGAAGAAGAACTATCCGACGACATTATGTATTACAGACCAATGTATGTCTAAGTCCTTTCTATTTAGGAAATATCCGTCCAAAAAATGCACATCTGTCGAAATATTTTCTCAGCATTAAGTATAATACGATGTTCGACGCAAGTGAATTGATTAAGCGTGTGATTAAATACCTCGTCGAAGGTCTCATGGTCGCCATCGCGGCATACGCCATCCCCAAGAGGTCCTTGAACATGGAGGAGATCGGTCTTCTTGCATTGACCGCCGCCGCCACGTTTAGCATTTTGGATACCTACATTCCTAGCATGGGTGTAACTACTCGCTCTGGTGCCGGATTCGGTATTGGTGCCAACCTCGTTGGTTTCCCTGGAGGCCTCTAACTCTGAGTATATAATAACACACTAGTTACTAGTTGTGTATATATGGAACAATCACATTTCATATATACTTCTTATCGCATGCAGTTACACTGTAGCAATAAACTCCCAGTCCAGTTCGTCGCAGATCTTTTTCCAAATGGAATCCTGCTCGATCAACTTTTCGCGATCCTTTAGCATGGGTATATGTTCCAGATAGACGGTCTGGTCGAGAAGTTCAAACAGCTTATACACCACGTAATAGTAGTGTAGGAAGTTTACCCGGTAATCCGGGCAATGCTTCGCATACGGGTACTGAATCTCCATGAAGAAATTGCACAACGTCTTCTCCAACTCTTGGCTTATCAATACTGGCTGGATACCCAGCTTATTCTTGATGAAATTAATGTGTTCGTAATACTTGTTGTACCCCAACTTCTTTAACAGATCCTTGCACTTGTAGTACGTCAAATCAGTCAGGTCGATCCGCTCCTTCTTAATCTGGAGCTTTAGGTTCTCTATCACTTCTTTAGGGATCTGGGTCGTCTCCTTGCCTTGAAACTGGGACAAAATTTCCTTGAAGTGGTTGATCTTCTTGTACGCGTAGAAACATACCTCCTTGGGCGGCTCCTTGTACGACGGCTTGTCGTTCTCGATCAGATACTTTACGCCGTTGCCGCAAAGATTACAAATCATCACTCCCTCGTCCTCGATAGGTATCAACTCCCCCTTATAACAAGACTTGCATACATCCGTTGTATATACATATTTGTCCACATCCAAAAAAGTTGTGTCGATGTTCGACAAATACCGCTGAATGATAGTCTGGTTATTATGCTCCATGCTACGAATCGTATTCTCCGCGTCAGTGTTTAGTTTGAAAAAAACATCCAACTTGGTATTTGGAACCATCTCATCGCTACCATCGGATATCTTTTTCTTGTTTTCAAAGTAGCCAAACACGTACTTGGAGTTGTCGAGGAAATAGTCCGACTTGGTCTGCTTTAACCCTCGTATCTCAGTCCTGATCGCAGTTATCCTATCCGCACGATCCAACTGCTGATCTAGTCGTTGTCCAGAAATCGCAGTCGCAACACACCGGGAATGCTTATCCTTCACAACTCGCAGTTCTGCACTCAGTTCTTGAATACGAACCTCGTCCTTTGAAAACCCTGTTATTTTTTCAGAATGCTTTCCGTCGAGCGTTATAGTACTCTTCTCACTTACAATGATTTTTTTGTCTGTTTTTGGCTTGAAGGACGGCATGCGACGGATAAGGCTATTAGTAATAAGTATACTCGAATAACTCTATCTAGTTATACAACATATTATTTGTTCCTATAAATATTCACCCATCGTAAAAATGAGAGAGAAATGGTGTGTACCCAATGTACATCATGGATATAGTTCATGCCTTACAGTCGAACGACATTACCACGATAGACGCGACAACCTTTGCAAAAATGTCCTTCGTTTTTAATGCTATCAACGACGGATGGACAGTACGGAAAAAGAAGGACAAATATGTATTTGTACGCCCACATGATAATCGAAAAGAAGTGTTTGAAAACGCTTACCTTGAAGCATTCATAAAAACAAATATGTCTATTATTCCGAATCCCACGTAGATGTAATACTCGTTGTATTTAGGCGTTTCTCGCCGTTTTTTTATCTTTACCCTTATTATAATCATGGGAGGAGGCCTTATGCAACTCGTAGCCTACGGCGCACAAGACGTTTACTTGACTGGTAATCCCCAGATTACCTTCTGGAAGGTTACTTACCGCAGGTATACTAACTTTGCCATTGAATCCATCGAGCAGACCTTCAACGGTCAAGCCGATTTTGGTCGTCGCGTGACCTGTACTATCAGCAGAAATGGCGATCTTGCTTACCGCACTTACTTGCAGGTGACTCTCCCTGAGATCAACCAGCAAATGAGCGCCGCCGGCGTCAGCCCTTCCACCGTGTATGCTCGTTGGTTGGATTTCCCCGGAGAGCAACTCATCTCTCAAGTTGAGGTCGAGATTGGAGGTCAACGCATTGACCGCCAATATGGTGACTGGATGCATATCTGGAACCAACTCACCATGACTGCCGACCAACAGAAGGGTTACTTCAAGATGGTCGGTAACACCACCCAGCTCACTTTCATCACCGATCCCGCATTCGCTGCCATCGATGGTCCATGTGACGCCAACGGTCCCCGCCAGGTCTGCGCTCCCCGCAACGCCCTTCCTGAGACCACCCTTTACGTGCCTCTCCAATTCTGGTACTGCACCAACCCTGGACTTGCCCTTCCTTTGATCGCCCTCCAATACCACGAGGTCAAGATCAACTTGGACTTGCGCCCCATCGACGAGTGCCTCTGGGCCGTCTCCGCACTTGCCTGCGACACCGGGGCTACGCCATCTGCCAAGACCGCAACCCTCGCATACAACCAATCTTTGGTTGCTGCATCCCTCTATGTTGACTACGTCTTCCTCGACTCCGATGAACGTCGCAGATTCGCACAGAACCCCCACGAGTACCTCATCACTCAACTCCAGTTCACTGGCGACGAGTCTGTCGGTTCCTCATCCAACAAGATCAAGCTCAACTTCAACCACCCATGTAAGGAGCTCATCTGGGTTGTCCAGCCTGACGCCAACGTTGATTACTGCACTTCTATGATCTGCGATTCCCAACTTAACAAGGTTCTAGGTGCCCAACCTTTCAACTACACTGACGCCATCGATGCCCTTCCCAACGCACTTCATGCATTTGGTTCCGCATCATCTGTTGACGGTGCCGATGGTTTCATCAAGGACAATGCCTTCGCTGACCCCAGCGCAGCCGGTGCCACTCAAGCCACCGACGCCGCCGCCGTCGACTTCTCCATTGCCGCACAGTCCGCCGTCTCCGACGCCGGATCATTCGTCATGGCCGAGACCTCCCTCGACATGCATTGCTGGGGACAAAACCCCGTCGTTGTTGCCAAGCTTCAGCTTAACGGCCAAGATCGTTTCTCTGAGCGTGAGGGCTCATACTTCGACGTCGTCCAACCCTACCAATCCCACACCCGTCACCCCGATACTGGTATCAATTGCTTCGCGTTCGCGCTTCGCCCAGAGGAACACCAACCTTCCGGCACTTGCAATTTCTCCCGTATTGACAACGCCACCCTTCAATTGGTCCTTTCCAACGCCACCATCACTGGACAAAACACCGCCAAGGTTCGTGTCTATGCCACTAACTACAATGTCCTTCGTGTCATGAGCGGTATGGGTGGATTAGCGTACTC